ATCTCTCTCGGTATATAATTGATTCATTTTTTCGCCTCTTTGTAAACATTTCAATTCTTTAAAGTTTTTCATATCTCTATTTATTTCCATTTTTGGGAGAAAAAAACAACCGATTAATTCTTTTTCCCCTCCTTTTTCTGGATGTTGTAATGTCTTATGAAAATAGACCCCAGTTATTATTTCTTTTTTCTTTGTTATTGGATTTACCGTTCTAATATTATGATCTATACCAAAATGAAAATGATCATCCCATATTTCGGTAATATTTTCTTCTTCTGTTGGAAGAGTAAATAATAACCCCATTTTTTCTTTTTGTCCATGTCGTTTAATATATATTTCTTTATTGTCGATTCTTATGAATTTATTAGATGAATTTTTTTGAATAGGAATTTTACTATTGGTTTGTGGATAATAATTTATTAGATGAGGTTTACCTTTTTCTAAATTAGATTCAGTAGTATAATATTTATAAAATAAATTATAATCAAATTAAAAACTATTACTCATTATTTATATTATATTATATACATATTATAATATAAATAATGATAGAGGTTATTCGTGATTTCAATACTCCTACCAACGATATTGGAGAGATTACTGTATATTTAACGAATAAAAAACAGATTAGAGTAACGATTCTAAACGTTCATGAACATGGTTATTTAGATTTCGGACAAGCCTGGATGCATATTAATTATCCGCAAAATATAGTCATTTATGATACATTTCTTACCATTTTAAATAAAATAACCCACGATATTTTTCAAGAATTATTAAATATAATAAGAGCAGATGGTGATTTGGATCCAGAAATTACGGTAGAATCATTAACCCCGAACTATAGAGATATTATTCCAATTTATGATAATAATCCTACTTCAGAACCCGTATTTTCTGGAAGTCATTGGGGAGATTATGTTCCTTTTACGAGAGAATCCGTCCAATTTCTAGAAGAAGTGAATTGCGATGATGAAGATGAGAATGAAAATGTAGGACAATATATTATTTATGGTGATATTCTAGAAAACGGAGAATTTATTTATGATAAACCAATCAAAAGTCACGACTATCGTTATGCAGAAGATAATATTACAGATTCAGAAAAGGAGTCAGATATAGATAGTTATTAACTAAAAGAGAGCGGAAAGATGCATTCCCGTTTCCGTAGGAATCTTCCGGTAGCCGAATCCTTTCTCTCGAAAAAACAATGTATACCAATTTTTTATATTTATATATAGTATAATTATGAGTAACAATACGCAACAACCTGTTATGTTTAACAGATTTGATGAAGTCATTTTTAAACCAATAACAAATGAAATAAAAAAATATAAAGCTATTATTTTTGATGATTCAATAAAAGAACGAAACCAGACTACACATTTTCTTGTTTTTGAGGATTCATCGATTCTAGATGTTATTAAGATTGACAAATCCAAAATTATAAAAAGTGATAAACAATATACACAAACACGTAAAGATCCTCATCTTTCTCCATCCATGCAAGAAAAAATCAATTATTCGATAGGTTTAAGCTATCCATCAGATGACCCCAAACAAAAAAATAATAATAATAATAAATTATTTATGAAAATTACATTTGAGGATAATAATAATAATAATAATACTGTGGTTTACATGCAAAACAAAATAAATAGTCAGTTATTAGGTGATCAAAAAATAAATCTTAAACCAGTTCATGTGAATCCTAAAAATAAATCAATAAGATTATATGAAAACAAACATAATCAACCAGTTAAAGTAACACCTAAAATTTTGGAAATAGAACAAGATATGGCCGAATTCAATAAAACATGTGAAGATGGAATTGCGAAATTAACGGCAGCATGGAATGCGGAAGTAGAAATGGAATATTTAAAACAAAAAGGTGATTTTGATGATACTATTTTTAGATTCGGACGTAATAAATCATCCGGAAGGGTAGGTGGTATAAAATCACGCAGAAAATCGAGACGAAAATAGAGAGAATTCCCATGGCGTAAGATGCATCCTTATTTCCGCAGGAAATCTTCGCTTTGCCAGAATCCTTTCTTTCTCAAATCCACACAATCCTTCAATTGCCTAACTAGCGGCGGCATTTAGGGATTGTATGGAAATATCAAAATTTTGATATTCGTTTAGCAAAAAAACGAGGTTATATATTTTTATTTTATAGTAATAATATATATATGAGTTCACAAATTGAAAAATTAGAATTAGCAGAAAAAATAAATGAAATAAATGATACAATTCAAGAAACAATTCATATGTTTAGTTTTGAAAAAAAAACTAATGAAACTGCTGATAATATAAATCTTTTTGCAACAATAAAACAAAATGAAAAATCTTATTTAATACTATTACAAAATAGTAAAGAAAAGGTTAATACTGATTTAAAAGAAATACTAATAAATTTACAAAACCAAAAATTAGATCTTATAGGCAAATACTATCCTCATAGTAGTAACCAAACGGATGAAACTGTTTCGGTTAATAAATCACTAACAAATCAAGTTAAGAAAATACAAAAACTAATAATAAAACTAAAAAATGAATATTTAAATGGTGGTCAAAAACACAAATCGAGCCGAAGAAAACCAAAACAGAAAACAAGAAGGCATCGCCGAAAATCCGTTCGTCGCAATCGTCGTCATTAAAGAATTATTTTATTTACAAAAAAAATAAAATAATGTTGGTGAGTAAGATGCATTCCCATTTACGGTAACCGAATTCTTTCTCTCCAAAACCGGTTACTTTTTAACATAATTATGAAAATAACTGGTCAATAATCCTTGTAACAATGCGAATACGCACATTACTACCACGATTTTTAGAAAATCTTTTTTGCTTGGTATTTCGAATTTGGTTTCTTTATCACTAAATTTACCAATGTTATAGTGCACCATATTCTCAAAAAGGTTGACGAATATATAGACGCAAAACGAGATGGCAATAATATGGAAGCTAGCTCCCGAAATAATATACATTATATAATAATATAATGTTTATTTTTATTTATCCATCCCATCCGTGCAACTATTTTTATATACCATTACTTTTTAGAATATTTATGAAAATAACTGGTCAATAAACCCTGTAGTAAAGCGAATATACACACGATTATTACTATTTTTAGAAAATCTATTATATTTGGTAGTGCGAATATTGTTTCTTTATTACTTGGTTGTTCAAGTATCGCTTCTTTATTACTAAATTTACCAATATTATAATGAATAACATTCTCAAAACAATTGACGAATATATAGACGCAAAAAGAGATGATAACAATATTCATTATATAATAATACAATTTTTTATTTATCCATCAGTGCAATACAATATTCCATAGTAAATCATCGCTTTACCAGAATCATTTCTCTCCAAAAATCGAGAGAATTATTTACAAATAAAAAATATAAACCTTATCCTATGATATATAAAAATGAAAAAATACGATATACCTTATTTGAAAAAAGGTCCCATTTTCGATATTATTCATTCTTGTAAAAAAATAAAAAGCGAATTAGCGGAATATAATCTACCTACAGTTACAGCAGATATTATCCTTTTAGACAGTATCATAGATCAATCGTATGAATTCTTGGAACGTATCAAGCATTATAGAACAGAACGAAAAAAAATACCTTAAATGATAAAAATAAATCGTAATCGAAAAGATTTAGAAAGATATTTTTTATTTGAACCAAAAAAATAAAATAATCCAAAAATATTTTCATTAAAATATCTTTGTTAAATAAAAATATAAAACGATTTATTTTTAACATTAAAGACATTTTTTTTCGTCGACTACTATATAAAATGCAAGAAGATAATCCGAATCTTTTTAACTGTAAAAAATGTGAATATTCTACTACTCGATATTACGATTATGAGAATCATTTGAAAACGAAAAAACATAATAAAATCAAACAAGAAACCACTGATTTTTGTTGTAATAAATGCCAGAAAATATTTCATTTTGCATCTAGTTTATCCAGACATCAAAAACTATGTAAATTTATTTTGAATTCTACTATCCTTACCACCTTAAACGAACGTATCAAAGATACTAAATCTTTTACTGAAATAATAAAAACAATCCGAATAGATTCTTCTTTTTTTTCTAATTACAAAACGGTAAATAATTATGTTGAAATTATTTTACAGATTTTGAAAGAAGGATTCCAAAAAATACCAAAGAGAGAATTACCGATATTTTGTATTCGAAATGAAAATCCAGATATAGATATTGTATACATTCGCGATGATAATCATATTTGGGTTAAAGAAACAAAATATGATTGGATACGTCAAATATTAACAGAAACCGAAAAAGATGTGAAGGATAACGAAAGTAAAATATTATTACGAGGCTTCCGTTATTTCGAGAGAATTATGATGAACGATATTCGAAGTTTATTTAAAAAAAAAGTCGTAGATTATTTCAATTTTGAAAGGGAAATTAGTAACGAAATAGATTTTTATACAAATAAAATAATCGTTTTTGAAAATTTCATCGAAATGATTAAAATAAATAAAGAAGATTTCGAGAGAATAGTGTCTGAAACCCCATAGGTTTATGTTTCATAGTAATCATTACTCAATATTGGTTTATTATAAATAAACTCTCCGTTTTCTAATATCTCTCCAAAGACAATGTAACTTTGTTTGTTCTCATATTCATCTGCATCATATTCCTCTAATAATGCTACCGATTCTCTCGTAAATGATGTAATATATTTACCCCAATATCCAGAATAAATACTATTTTCAACCAGTTCATCTAAACATATAATATCTTTATATTCTGGTGTTATCGAGAGACCAGTATACTCAGGATCAACCTTATATATTCCTTTCATTTGTCCTTTTTCTAGTTTATCTTGGTAAATATCCATCGTCAATTTATTGAATATCGAGAGAATAGTATTAAATAAATCAATAGATATATCATATTTTATACGTATCCATGCTTGCCCCAGACCATGCAAATTCAAAATATCTACTGCAATTATTTTATAATTCGATAAATATGCAACCATTTCACCAAGGTGATTCGTAGGTGTATTAAAATCTCTTACTACGTAAACCATATTTATATATATATAAGTATGTTTTACTTTTATTTTGATTCTAAAGATCACGATAACTATTACTTCTTATCGGTTTATCATAAATAAACTCTCCATTTTCTAAAATCTCACCTCGAATAATATATACATTTGGATATTTATCTTCTTCATCTCTGTCAGATTTTATTTCTTCTAAGAAATCTACAGATTCTCTCGTAAAAAGAATATAATTTCCCCAATCATTACTGTTAATTATATTTTCAACGTGAAGATAATCGTCATTGATTATCATTATATCTTTATATTTTGGTATTATATTTTCTAATGTATCAGTATGATTATATTCACCATATTTTTTTCCGGTTTCTAATTTTTCAATAAAAATATCTCTCGTTATTCGATTTAAAATAGTTATAAAAGCATCATAAATATATGTTTTAAAAGGATATGTCACATACATCCATGCCTGTCCATAATCATATTCGTGTATATTTAAAATAGTTACACATATTTTATTGTTATTGGATAAATAAATCGTAATATCACCAATATGATTGGTAGGTGTATTAAAATCTCTTATTACGTAAACCATATTTATATCTATATTAATAATATAAAATAATGAGTAATATTATTCAATTTGATTATGAAACATTTTATAAATATTATACAAATGATGAACATCTAAAAATAAATAAGACGAAACCGCCGAAAATCCGTTCGTCGCATTCGTTAACGAATTATTTTATTTACAAAAAAAATAAAATAATATTGGATAGTAAGATGCATTCCCATTTCCATAGGAATCCTTTCTCTCCAGAATCGAGTAATTTTAATTCATTAATTCGTCTGGAAACCGTTTCAATTTCCCTTTTCTACAAATTGGACATGTATCATTCTTACTTATTATACAAGAATATCTACAACGAAAACAAATAGGATGTTTACAAACGGTATATTCATTGGTGGGTTCATAACATACCGAACAATTTTTATCCGCAGGTATTGGAAAAAAACTACGTTGCATCATAATATATTCCATATCTTCTGGATATAACAATTTATGATCTATAAATTTATACGTTTTAAATACTTCAACATCTTCCAGTAATGTTCGAATATCGGTATATCCGGTCCTTTCAAATAAAAGGACACCTTCAGTTTCTTCCTCTTTATCCTCCTCCTCCTCCTCATCCTCCACATCCGCATCATTATTCAAAAAAATGAGAGAATTTTTAATAATAATTTTACAGTTAAATTTATAATGATAACTAATTTTCTTTTTAATAATAAAAATATCTACAGGGATCCCATCTATTTCCACGTAAGAATCACTACAAATATTTATACCGGTTTCTGAATTGTAATCATCAATCACATTTTTAATATTTTCGGAAAAGGTAGTAAGTAATTGTTCTTTTTTTTCCTCTTTTTCATTCTCTTTTGCTTTCTTTTCTTCTTCTTCTTTGCTAAGTTTATTTATTTTTAATAAATAACTTGTCTTATACATCGTGGTTATATACAATGAAGTGCATAAAGCGCCACAAAAGAAGCTTTTATAGTATATAGCTCCACTCATAAGTAAATTCGCAATCCAAAAGATGATTTGATTATCGATTAATCCGAATCCTATAGTAGAAGCTACTTTATCATTCTTAGTATTACCGGTTTTATATATACTATAAGGCATATTCGTAAAAAATACAGACAAAAATAATCTGATCATTTGATTTAGTATTATAAATTGGTTATTATTTATATATTTATGTAAAATAGTTTTCGAACAAAGACCATTATAGTGCGGAAAAATAATTTATATAAACGATATAAAATGAAATAGGTTTATATATTTAACCAAATGCCAGTAAAAAAACGCACTACTAAATTGTCGGGAGATAATAAAGATGAAAAATATGTAATATACCGAAAAAATAATATCATTCATTTATATTGCGATATTGCTCGATGCACTTGGATGAGATTTAATGAATTGTTATATGAGATGAATGAAGATAAGTCGATAAAAGAAATAATCCTCCGTATTTCATCCGGGGGTGGTGAAGTGTCTTATGCATTTAATATCGCTTCTTTGATTGAAAACAATAAAAAACCGATACATGGTATTGTAGATTCGGAATGTGCTAGTGCTGCAATGTTTCTTCTGTTAGCATGTAAAACAAGAAAGGCTACTAGATGTAGTCAATTTCTAATACATGAAGCAACGGTCGAAACCGATCTAAAAACTACAGAGTTAATTAAAAAATACAATGCGGAAATGGTAATGGAAAAAGAAACGAAGGATTTTTTTTTAGCTAGAACGAAAATTAAATCGAAACAATATGACATTTTGAATGCAGATGGTATGGAATTTTATACAGACGAAGCCATTAAATATGGTATTATTTCCGAAGTAATTTAAGGTATTTAAGAGAGTTTATCTTGCAAAAAATATATGAATTACTTCATTCATATATTATATAACCTAATAATAAATCAATGAGTCAATTAAAAGGAACGATTTATTTTAGAGATAATGCTTGGTATAAAATGGAAAATGTTATAAAAATGGGAATATCTTCTGTTGTAAAAAATAGAAGTAATGGATATATTACAGGTGAAGTTGAAAGAGGTGAATATATATACATTATTGAAATACCATTAGAAAAAATGAGAATACTGGACAGATACTTAAAAAGCTATTTCAAATCCTATCATATTTATAAAGGTGGAGGAACGGAATTTTATAATAGATGTATTATAGAATTAATTGAACCTTATTTGAAACAGTTAAATATGGAGTATAGAATTTTTACAAAAGAAGAAATCCATGGTTTAAATAGAGGTGAACGACTAATAAATATACCAAATGTCAATAAGGTTAAAGAAATAATCAATCAAATCAATGTAAAAAATATTATTCAAAAATATAAGGATAAAAAAATAGAATCACCACCACCACGTTTTTATTGTAAGGATTGTTACTGTGGATTCAATAAAATACAACATTATAATTATCATTTAGAATCAAATAAACATAAAATTCGCATTTCAAAAGAAAAAATAAATTTACATATTTGTTCTCATTGCCAAAAGAGTTTCTCTCATTTATCAAGTCTATGTAGACATCGTTCAAAATGTAAAGAAAATCCAGTAAATGATGTATATGAAGAAGACCCATCTATAGTAGATTTAGCAACTGAAATCAAAGAGTTACGTAAAAGAGTAGAAGAAATTAAAAAAAGTAATGAAGATATTAATAAAAGTAATAATAATACAACTAATCAAATACAAAATATAAATTGTTTTGGAAAAGAAAATTTGGATCATGTTACCGATAAAGTAATTATTGAATGCATGGATAATGTAACCAATCATATTCCATTAATTATTGAGAGAATACATTTCGATCCAGAACATCCGGAAAATAATAATATTAAAGTCCCAAATAAAAAACTCCCACATGCAAGTGTAATGTCCAAAAAAGGTTCATGGAAATTAGTTATACTGAATGATGCTATTAGTTCTATGATAAATAATGCATATAATTTATTAGATAAAACATTTCAAGAAAAAGAACACTTATTTTCGAATAATCAAAAAATACATTTTAAACATTTTCAATCGAAATATGAAGACGGTGATAAAAAAACAATAAAAGACATGAAAGAAGCTATTAAATTATTAGTGATAAGTAAAACAAGATGAATTGGAGAGAATTCTCTCTATTTTTATTTTTCGAAAAAAAACGAACATAAGGAAAAATCACAAAAATAGAAAATTGTTTATTTTAGGGAATCTCCCCCTCTGGTTTAAAAATACCGAAAAAATTTAATAACATGCTATATAAATTAGTAAACATAATTAATAATAATATAACTGAATAAATTTTAGAATTCAACACTTATAAGATTATAAATTCCTAAAAATGCTAAAAATTTTCCCGAAAAAGCTAATAAAAATAAATATATAATATAAATATAATGCCATCAACCCCCTTTTTTTATTGTAAAGATTGTCATACTAGTTTCAAACGTAAATTAAATTATGAAACACATTTAACATCAACCAAACATCAAAACCGAATTTCAAATAAAAAGAAGGAATTGTTTGTTTGTCCTATATGTAATAAATATTTTTCTCACTGTTCCAGTCTTTCTAGGCATAAAACAAAATGCATTCAGGTAAAAACAAATATAAATACTTTACAAAAAGAAAATGAAGAATTACGTAAAAGAATAGAAGATCTTGAAAATAATCAAAAAAATGCTACCACTACAAATACGAAAACCAACAATACCACTACAAACAATATCGAAAACCAAACCAATAATATCATCAATATCAATTGTTTCGGAAATGAAAATATGGATTATATCACCGATAAAGTGATTTTACATTGTATGAGTAAAATTTACGGTTCTATTCCATTATTAATTGAAAAAATCCATTTCGATCCAGAACATCCCGAAAATAATAATATCCAAATCCCGAATAAAAAACTCCCACATGCGAAAATCATGAACGGTAAAAGAGAATGGGAAATCGTCCAGAGAAAAGAAGCAATAGAAGATATGATGATGAAGGGGTATAATTTACTAGACGAAACCTTCCAAGAAAACTCACATGAATTAGCAGATACTAAACAAAAACATTTCCGGAATTTTCAAGCGAAATACGAAGATGGAGATAAAGATACTATTAAAGGAATCAAAGATAAAGTAGAAATGTTAGTGATAAATAATTCTCGTAAATAAATTATCCTTTCTTGGAGCCGGTTTCAAATGAAAGTTCATATCTAGCCTTTTCTTCTAATTTTGTCCTTTTTCCTAAAAAAATAAAATATTTATTTGCCAATGCATATTGTTTGGGTTTCTTATTTCTCAATACTTTTAAACGAACATTCATAATCATACCTACTTGCCATATACGCTTATGGGTGTATTTTTTATTTTTGTATAATTTTTCTAATTTATCAATCGTATTTTTAACATCTTCTACCGTTGTATATTTTATATGTATTGTATCTTTTGGATTTTTATCGATATATACATCAAATGATTTTTCAGGGTTGGATGGATTAAATAAAAATTGTTTTTTTGTTTTATTTTTAGGATTTTTATTTTTTTTCTTTGTAGTATATTTCATAAAATATAATTATATTATATTTTGTGATATAAAATGAATAAATTATACAGTTCATAAAAATCTAGAGAAAATATCTAATAAATATATATAATGTCCGCAACTACCTTTGAAAATCTGCTTTCGAATGCAGAATTCGAATATTTCCAGAATCACCCAGAAGTCTTTTTAGCCAAGTCTTCTTTGGATTCCAAAACCTCTGGCAAAGTTTCTTTTACCGTTCCAATTACCGATTCCATTCGTGATACTTTACAAACACGATTTAGTTTATCTCTTCCTACAAAAATTCCAATGAGATGGATTAAAGGAGATTCCGTTCCGCACGTAGATACTGGTGCATCCACCTTTAAAAATACGTATTTAGTATACCTGAATGACTCCCCTGGTGAACTTATCGTAGATACCCAATCATATCCTATTCAATCCAATATTGGGTATGTGTTCCAGGAAGGACTTTCCCATGAAACAGTCAATACTGATAACGTTCCTCGTTTAATGATTGGTCCAATGAATGAATTGGCGGAACCAGTAGGAAACATTCCTATAACGTATTTCGCTACAGAGACAGACGCTTTAAACCAACAAAACGCACAGGGAGGTAGTTTTAGTTTTACAGTAGGTAGTTCTCCCGGAACAACTTTATCTAATACAAGTTGGAAAATTGCTTCCAATAGTCCAGGTTCATCTCCACAAAACCTAGTGTATAATAATGGCGATGATTTAAATAGTGGTGACTATTATTTTTTGTATCCAGCTCTAGCTCAACCTACTTACATTGCCTGTTTCAATGAAAATACCAAAATCTTAACAAATAAAGGATATGTTCCAATTCAAGATTTACGAAAAGGAGATTTAGTAGTGACATTAAAAAATGGGTATAAACCAGTAGATATGATTGGTTATCGTGAAATTGAAAATGTCATTTGTGAAGAAAAAATCAAGGATAAATTATATGTATGCACCAATAAAGAATATCCTGAAATCGTGGAAGATTTGATTATGACGGGTTGTCATTCGATTCTAGTAGATCAATTCAAAGAAGGGGAAAGAGAGAAAACCAAAGAAATTTTGGGAGATGTTTTTGTAACGGATGGTAAACTCCGTTTACCTACTTGTGTAGATGAGAGAGCAAGTCCATACGAAAAGGAGGGGAAATTCACCATTTATCATATCGCACTAGAAAACGAGGATTATTATATGAACTATGGAATTTATGCCAATGGATTGATAGTAGAAACATGTTCGAAACGATTCTTGAAAGAATATTCCGGAACAATATTGATGGAATAAATAGAATAATATCAAATAAACACACCTCTATTCATTGCATCATAATACGTTTCCGTTAATACACCGTTTGCATAAATAGCATAATGATCTTTACATTCCAAATGATAATATTCGACACTGTCACACTGTCGATCCTGGTATATTCGTTTACCATTAATAAGTCTACCAGCAATTACGATTTTACCATTCAATAATAAACTATGTTCGGGAGAAACGTATAAATCTTGAAATGGATAATTAGGATCCAACGCATCTTTTTCAATACAAACCGGTCTTGAGTTTGTATTTAAATGATTTACTTTGAAATGTCCAATCCATATAACAGGTTCAACACATAATTCTGCATCTTTTTCTATATAGGTAAAATTTATTATTTTTCCATTCGTTACCACTTTATCTCCCACTTTTATATTTTCATTCACAGTATTATTATTTACAGACTATTTCAAAAAAAAATAATATATGTGTTATTTATAAATATTTTGAAAAAATATATAATATCAAAATATATAATTATGTCCATTTCAAATTTTAATGAAGCAACTTTTACGGATGGATGTGGAATAGTGATTGATAGATATGATAATGTATATATTAGTAATAGTGTATTTAATAGTGGAGTTTATGAGATTAACATTCAAAAAATAGATAATTTAGGAAATGTAAGTAGTTTTGTCACTGGATTTCAACCAACACAAATATCGAATCCTTATATATTTTTTGACAATATTGGTTTTCCGTTTGGGTATTTATATTATATAGATTACTATTATAAAAATATTTACAAAATAGATGTAAATGGTAATAAAACATTATTTTTATCAAATCTAATTACCCCTACAGGTGGTATCGTGTTTGATAGTAGTAATAATTTGTATTATTGTAGTGCAAATACAAAAATTAACAAAGTGGATTCGAATGGAAATACAACTGTTTATATTGAAGTAACCGGTTTAGGTAGGTTTGACAATATATTTGGAATTGCTTTAGATAGTTATAATAATTTATATACAACAACACGTATTTCGTTCCAAAATTATATACGTAAATATAATTCAGTTGGAATACTAGTTAACGCAGAATTTATTAGTATACCAAATATCCATAGAATTTACAATATAGTTTTTGATCAGTATAATAATATGTATGTATCTTATCTTAACCGTGACACTGGGAGTAGTTTTACCTATGGTAATTATTTAGATAAATATGATTCTAACGGTAATTTTGTATCTAATATTAATTTTGATCCTGCAGCTGGAATTCGGTATTTTAATTTTAATTCTACGGGAAATTTATTATTTAAAAATGGTTCTAGTGGAAAAATTAAACAATTTATTACTCCACCAAAACCAATTACTTGTTTCAAAGAAAATACGAAAATACTTACAAATAAAGGATATGTTCCTATTCAAGATTTAAGAAAAGGGGATTTAATAATAACATTAAGACATGGTTATAAACCAATTGACATGATTGGTTATCTCGAAATTGAAAATGTCATTAGTGAAGAAAGAATAAAAGATAAATTATATATATGCACCAATAAAGGATATCCTGAAATTTTTGAAGATTTGATTATGACGGGTTGTCATTCGATTCTAGTAGATGAATTCAAAGAAGGAGAAAAAGAAAAAACAACGGAAATATTAGGTAGTATTTATGTAACAGACAAAAAATATAGAATGCCAGTATGTGTAGATGAGAGAGCAAGTCCATACGAAAAGAAAGGGAAATTCACCGTGTATCATATCGCACTAGAAAACAAGGATTATTATATGAACTATGGCATTTATGCCAATGGATTAATTGTAGAAACATGTTCGAAACGATTTTTAAAAGAATATTCCGAAATGACGTTGATAGAATAAAAAAACTGGATTGGATTCTTTTATAAATATCGAACCGTAGTATAATTATACACAACATCTCTGTGTATTTTTGGGCATCCCATTCCTCTATGTTTATAAAGATAAGAATATATCTCCCCTACCTCTTGATCCTTACAATAGATACAATTCGCACAATAAAATGTGTAATTCTGTTTTACTAAAAAAACGCTATAATTATCGTATCCATTATAATCACATAATGTAATATATATAACCCATTGTTTTCCTACCTTATAAACCTTGGGCATACGAACATAAAATATCGGTATTTTTCTCTCCATGGTTATTTGAGGAACAAATGCTCCATCGCGATATTTATAATTTCCATCATATTCTTCGTAAATAATACGTAAAATCTCTATCGGTAAATCAGTGAATTTTGTCATCTTATCCCATAAAGATACTTATAAAATAGTTTCAATCTTTTATAAAATAGAATAAATAATGCATCTATTTGTTTTTTCAAAGAAACGATATAAAGAAAAGAATGAGGTATATACCAATACAAAATAAATGCTTCTATAGCTTAGTGGTAGAGCACTTGAATAGTAATCAAGAGGTCTTGGGTTCGAATCCCAATAGAAGCTAATCTAATTTTTTTATTCAAAAAAGAATAAAAAAATTCCAAACTCAATAAAAATAAGAAAAAATATCGGTGTTTAAATGATGTTTGGTATAAAACCCGTAGTAAACCATTTGTCCCCATAAGGGTGCATAAATTCGCCGATGATTTCCAAAGATGATAGAAGATAGAGAGAAAGAGCTTCTGCTTAGAATAATCACGTCTGCGATAGATAATAAAAAAAGATCTAAGGATTCATCCGTATTACATATAACGCGATAATTGGTTTGAATCAAATGTTGCGTGGATGGACTGGAAATAATAACTACTTCGTGATCTGGAAATCGTTGTTTCGCATCTTGGATTTGAACTTCGATTCTCTCCATATCAATCGGTGCTTGGATATTTGGATACTGTCCGTAGTTATGAACATGATACATGTTATCCATGGAAACATCGGCATTTACTAAATCTCGATAATAATTCGCAGATGCGGTTCCATTATAATCCCACCAATCATGCACATCATCGAGTCTTAAATGAACCGCTATTGTTTTCTTTGGATGGAATGGAAGATCCATATCCGCGTATGTGGAAAAATAGAGTAAATCGGTATAAACGTTTGGATAGATTTGTTTTAAAAAACCTTGAAAATCCATTTGAATACATTGTATGGTTCGATACATGGTTTTCGACCATTCTATTTCTTCCCCTTTTGGAAAAGGAAAGGTTTCTTCTCCTTCCCTTGTTTTTGGAAAAGGAAACGTTTCTTCTCCTTCCCTTGTGTTTGGAAAAGGAAATACTTCTTCTTGTTCACCCTCTAGTTTTGGGAGAGATTCATTATAACAAACCACAAAATTCAAAATAATTTTCACAAATAAACTAGATCGATAAGGTAAGGTTTCGATATCATATTTGATAAAATACTGGTGATGATATGCGTAAAAAATCTGGTTCAAATAAAACAAAAGATGAGCTCCTAACCGGTCATCGTGCTCTCCATGTAAAGTAATAAACGGCATTATTAAAGTAATAATCGATATTATTTATACTATTTGAGAGAAAATAAATAATTACAACAAAGAGGCAATGGAAATAGCACCCTCATATTGTTCATCATATCGACTCTTTATTTTCACCACATTATCACTGTAATGTAATCCTGCCCACCATTCTCCTTCGTTTCGTTTTTTTTCGGTTCGTTTATATCTCTCGGTGAATTTATAAATCATAAAAGGGAGACCTAATGGTTCCATATGTTTCAAAATATATTTACGTTCCGAATATACAATATTCCCAATCGGCTGGCATTTATGTGCACCAATGGCATAATTCATTTCTTGGATGGCAGAGCGTTTGAAACAAACCGATTTATTTTCATCGGGCCAATAAAATCCATGTGTGAGAGAATGTAAATCAATATCCGTTAAATCTCTCTGTAAACTATTCCCAATGATATTGTATCCCAGTGTCGAAAGAATAGTGGTTCCTCGATCATTTTCATATTGTAATTCATCCCCGGTAATCGATAACCATTCATCCATGTCCGCTACAATAATCCAAACATCTTCTTCTTCTCTCGGTAAAACGGTTTTCCATATATTATTTTTGAATTCCATATATTGATTATCATCAATTCCAGAAGAACTCCAAGAGAGAATCTTGCACCCTTTCAACGTAGCAATCGCAACGGAATCATCGGTGCTTTCATTATCCAGAATGGTTATTTTTATCTTTGGAAAACGGGATTGATAATGGTCGATGGTCTCTCGAATAAGAATGGATTCGTTATAACATAATACATAAAGATGTAAAAAAACCATATTTATGTATCCTTCGATATTTATTTTCATATTCTATTTTGTTAGGAAACTAATGGACGAATAGAACAATCTACTGTTTTATCCATACCAATATTTTTTTTATTCGAGAGAGAAAACCATTTTCCTTTTTTTCGTATCCATTTCTGTGTTTTCTTGGAACCCTTGCATTTTTTCTGTAAAATACGACCATCCACATTTTCTAAACACATTCCAGAATGTTTCGCAATTAATTGTTTGGTTTTTTTATTATGTCTAAATTTCTGGTTAGGACCACCGTGACAAGGATAACCAATCGATCGTGCATTTTCATTTCTGTCACCGAATTCTACATCCATACAATATTTTTTATTATTTCTTACGGTTTTATGGTGTTTGATAGGTATAGAACGATACGATTTTGTCATAATATAATATTCAAATAATTTTATTTCATAAAAATTACAAAAATCGATTCACTCTTCCTTTTCGATATTTCGTTTTTCTTGCTTTTAGGATTTGATTTCGAGAGAGTTCTCCGTAAGTAACCGGCGTTTTTCTGGTAATACGTTTGGAAGGCCGATAGACATCACTCTTATACTGGTAACCTACTTCTCCCCGTTGATTGACCCATTTCTCACTAAACCACCGTTTCAAACCAACTTTTTCCGTTTTTCGCCCAATATACGGGTTTTTTTTCGCACCATGTTTTTGAGAGAATCGGCGTTTATATTCTTGGACTAACATTCCGCTACGATAAGCACTGTGTTTTGGGATTTTCTGGAATATATATGCTTTGGCTCTCTCATATAATCCAGTATCTCTCGGGACTTGCATCGAATCGAATCTATATATCTATAGAAACATAATTATGTTTTTTATCCACATAATATTTGGTAATCATAATCGTCATGATAATATCTCCAGATACTTCTACTAAAAATAAATCGATTTGAGACATTAAAATATGCATATACATGAAAAAATCGAACCAGGTATACATGGTGGAAACACACGATATTTCATAAGAATAGGGAACCGGTATTTTTTCTTGGATATTTTGAATAGCATTGATAATATACGACTGTAAAATGTTATGATGAAGAGAACGGAAAACGGAATTACAAAAACAAAAGGAAACCACTGCCATGTATTTAGACGTAGTATCAATGGGAATATGTAAAATAAATAGGTCGGGATTTGGACCGATTGGAAAGGTGTTTTTTACAGTCGTTAAAAAAAGGAGAGAAATCATGGTGAGCATCCATATAGAAATAATTCGGCTTGTGATTATTTCTATATGTTCCATCCTTTTTTATTTGTTTATTAATATATATGATTTATATATAAGTGGGTTTTAATTCATAATGAGCCATAATAGAACACAAAAAAGAATAACTGGTATGCCCGATAAATTAGCAGCATATATGATGACATTAACGGAGGGTTCCAAAAAAACAATTTTTAACTTTAGAAAGGGGCCACATATTAATGAATTGTTTAATAATAGATACTATTTTTTTTTTAAAGAGAGAAAAAATGCCGATTTTGAAGTAGACCCGGATAATGAATCTAATTTTGAAGAGAATCCCACTATTTATTATGGTAAATTTAATACACCAAATCATGAAGAATCTATTGTTTTAAAAAGAAATTTATGGAGAGATGAAAACGAAGCAATGCCAGATGATGATATGCTATGGCTAGGTAGTAATATGACCGATTTATTAATCAAAGACGGAAATAAAATAAAAAATGTGGACAAAAACCATAGTAATGAAATTATATTTAATGAAGACAACAATATATATTTATACAGATTTTTAGTTTTAGATAAATTCTTTACTAAAGAAGAAATCAAACTAAAAACCGAAATTATTAAACTTGCCAAATTAATATCTCATGAATTAGGTGCAGATATTACTACTTGGCTTTTTCATGAACCGGACCCGGAGGTTTATTTTTATAATATTTTAAAAAAAAAAAACGTGTTATTGAATATGTATGTCAAACCATCCAATATGGTAGAACGTTTTTTGAGGAAGAATACATTAGTAAGAAAAACGGGAAAATCAGCAACTACAATAAATGCAGAGGTTAGTGATTTTTATACTGATGCTTTAACATTAATACAAAAAATGAGAGAAAAAAGGTTACAAGAAGAAAAAATGAAAGCAGAAATAAATGAAAAAATACAAAAAATGACAGTTAGTGCTAGCAAATTAAGACAACGTATTGAAAAGATAAAAGAAGAGGATGCCGAATTAACGAAAGCATTAGAAGAATTAAATAAAAATAAAGGTGGTAAAAGAAAAACCAAAAAACACCGGAAACATTCATCCAAATAAAGGGGTTCGATATACATGATTCGAAGTATAATAATTTCTCTCGTAATAACATTGAATTTCGGGAGTAATCATTCTTATATGTTCCTCTTCTTCTCTCCTATATTCATAATTTTGACGTATGATTCTCCAAATAGGACTAACGTCACTGAATTCTATATAGGAACGCCATATTTCCCCTTTTTTCCACGTCATAACTCTCGGTATTTTTGTAAATAAATCTTGCACTTCTTCCATTCTTTCTCTCGAAATACGACACATAAATATTTCGTCGGTTCTTCCTTTTCGGAAAACATAACGATCTTCTAGAAAAGAGAGAATGTGTCCTTTTACATAAAACGGTAATTCTGCAAATATCATGTTTATAAATCAAAAAAACTATTTAATTTTTTTTCATAAAAAATTGAATAATAATAATAACAACAAAACAATATCTATAAAAACATATATATTATAATGGAAAACTTACCAGACGTTATTTTAAACCTAATATTTGAATTTGCATTTTCAGGACCATATACATTATCTTATGATTTTAAACGTGAAAAAATCATTCAAAAAATAAATCCGAATTTTATGGAATTAAAACGAATAAACGAGTATAAAATCAGTCATTTACCACAAATACAAACTGATTATGATTTAGATAATGAAGAAAAAACAGTAGGTTTATATTTCACTCTCCCTTTGAAAATACCCGAAAACAAAAGATTTGGTGGTTATGAATTTTTAGTATTAACCTATTTATTTACAGTTAGTTTACAAACGATGATTCCTTATCATTGCACGATTATCATTCCATATTATTATCATTCTTTAACGAGAGAATATGTAAATATGCACAAGAAATTATATCCTACCACCGTTCGACATTTTTATTTATATAAGGGCTTTGAAAAACAAAATTACGGCTATGATACGATTATTGCATAAAAAAAGGAAGTGCAAAAACACCCCTTTTTAATTTTCATTAAATTAAATTACAAAAACTACCTATTTCTATTCTAAAACACTACTTTTTTTATTGTCTACGGTTTGCAATACATCGCGGTAAACGAACGCACTACGGTCTTGCACTTCATTCATAAATGCAATCTGGCGGATTGTATATTTAAAGGTGGTATAAATCTCTTTCAACGCCTCGTTAGTGAATTGTCGTAAAGTTTCGATCTCGTCGAGTTTTAATTTCAAACGGTCATATTCGTCCCGCATCGTTGCCGCTAACGTCATAAACTGGCGAATGATATCCGTGGACGTTTGCACAAACATCGTCAACACTTGGTGAATTTCGCCGTGAATCTCGCGTTTTTTGCTTTCCTTCAAGACTCTGCTTACAAACGTTTCCTTCGTAATTACTTTTCTTAGGAACAGAATGCGGTTTTCCAGGAAAACGTTTTCGTTTCTTGGCGGAAGAAATACGGTCATTTCCGTTTCTCTCAAATGGATGACGTCACGAATAATATTACCGGAGAGTGTAGTGATATCTCCGCGAAGTTGAAGTCCAGTGACGTGACGGAAATCGTAATGTGTCAACAGGGCTTCTTGGCCGCATTGGTGGGGGACATCTCCTGGAACTCTAGGTGCTACCCCCCCGTTGGTTCGGCGTTGCCATTCATAGAAGTGGGGGTTATGCACGCGGGTTTCGATATCCCCGGTTCTCCAAGAAAAGGCGGTATGACACTGGGTGCACCACATCTGATCACACCCGTCAATCTTGAAGATACCGGTGTGGCATTTTGGGCATGGTTTGGTATCTTTGTTTAAGAGAGTTGCAGTTGCCACGTCATCCGGATTACAGGTGTGTTCTTCGCCTACGGTCTTGATGACGTGGCATTTCGAACAGGATTCCACCTTACAGAGACCGCATTTCCAGTCACGAGATAGGAACCCCCTGCAATCCTCCGAAGGACACGCCCGCACGAAACGAGCGACAGTGGGTGCAGCAGCTCCAGGGGGAGGTCTGGCGGCCCATACTCCCCCCGGTCTGGCGTATAAAGATTGTTGAAGTTGTTCCAATCTGCGACGCAAATTGCGCAATTCCTCCGGTTCATTCATAATAGGATAAGGTATTTTCTTTTTTTTGTATTCAGCATGATAAAATTTTTGCGCATTTTTAATCAAGATGCGAGTTAAGGCAATCTCTCTTTGTGTGTTTTCCATAATCAAACGGCGTTCCAAAATTTCCTGACTCGCTGGAAGTTGGGCAGTTTCACGGTCAAACGCCAGTTTCTCTCTACTTTTTAGCCAGTCTTTATTTAAAAAGGACTGGGAAAACGTTGCATTTAGGAAACGGCGGGTCCATGGTCTCCCACACTCACGGTTCATACATTTTGGTGCGTTTTGTTCTGGTAAAAACGTTTGATAGCACGTTTTACAGGCGCCGAAATCGCAATATTCACAAGAAACCAGCTTATGGTTCTTCAAGTTCAGCGTTTCGTCACAGATAAGGCAGTTAGATGTCATTTTAAAGTTAAGATATCAGTTATATATTATAAATATGCTAATTAATTTATTTTTCAAAGAATGTCAATTTTTTAGCAGGCAAGTTTTAAGTTACTAATGTGTCAGTTATAAAGATGCTGATTGATTTTTATTTTTTAAAAATGTCAATTTTTTAGCAGAGAACTTTTTTGAGTGGCAAGTGGCAGTGGCAGTTGACAAGTTGAAGTGGCAGTTGACAAGTTGAAGTTGAAGTGGCAGTTGACAAGTTGAAGTTGAAGTTGAAGTTGACAAGTGGCAGTGGCAGTTCCCAATAAAAAATACCCACGAGGGGTATTTTTTATGTGTTTTTATATATTATATTTTTTGATGTTTTATTTAAGGACCGTAACGATCACTACCGCCGTTCTCTAGTTCTTCCATATACTCGTCAATCATAAATTCGTCGTCGGATTGATCGTTATAACAAGAGAGACTACAAAAATTTGCCCCGTTCTTGCAAAAATTTGGTGTCAAGTAGTTAGCACACGCAATACACTTGGTGCAACGTAATAATTGTTTCATCACCCGGTTCTTTAACGGACGATCATACATAAACTCATAAATCTCAGATTGGATAACATCCGGTAGCTTATTAAATATAGAAGACATGATTGAAGTTGAAGTTACAAGTTGAAGTTATTATTAATATGCCTTCTTTAAAAAAATGTCAATTTTTTAGCAGAGAACTTTTTTGAGTGACATAATTAATTACATTGTGTGAATATTAATTCTTCTGGAAATTCTTTTAAATTATCATTTCTACAAATAGGACACCGTGAATTATTATTACTTATACTACTCTCTCTACATTTATAACATATCGGATGTTTACATTTCGTATACTCCTTGGTAGATTCATAACAAATAGAACATTCTTTATCCTTAGATAAAGGAAAAAAAGAACGTTGCATATTTGCAAATAAAAATTGTTCTGGACTTAATAACTTATGATCTACAAAATGATACGTGTTTATTACTTCTTTAATATCATTTAATAAATCCGCAAGTGTTTTAAATTTTTCTTTTTTTAAAAAAATGATATATTCATCATCACCAAATTCATCTTCATAAGAAACAAGAATAGATTCCATCATATAATTATAATTATTATTTTTTTTTCTAATAAAAATGTTTAGATTTATTCCATCTATATTAATAGAGGTATAATGAGATATACTACCATATTCACCATTCAGAACGTTACATTGTTTTTCAATACAATCGATAAACTGTGAAAAAAGGAGATCTTCTTTTTTTTCTTCTTGTTTCGTTTTACGTTTTTTCGGTGGCATTTTTATTACTATTATAGTGTATTAATAAATATTTATATTATTTTTAAACAATGTATCTATAGGTTAATTCTCTTGGAAATATATTTAAATTATCTTCTCTACAAATGGGACACAGTGTATTTCTTTTTATTATACATTTATGTCTACATTGAAAACAAATAGGATGAGCACACATAGTATACCCATTGGTATGTTGATAACATACGGAACAATCATTTTCCTTTGATAAAGGGAAAAAAGAACGTTGTAATTTCCCATAAATCAAATCATCTGGACTCAATAACCGGTGATCCAAAAAACGATAACTGCTGATTACTATTTTAATATCGACTAATACATCTAAGAGTGTTTTAAAATCATCTTTTTCTAAAAATCGTAGATCATCATCATCATCATCATCTTCATTTTTACTTTTACTACGTGTAATCCATTTCGATTCTATGAAATAGTCATACGATTTATTCTGTTCTTTTCTAATAAAAATTCTTACATATATTCCATCAATGATAACGAATGTATTATCTGTTATACAAAAAAAGGCATCATCCGCCTTACTTATTTTGTTTTCAATACTTTCCATAAATTGTAAACATATATTATCTGGTTTCTCTTCCATTTGTATTACTATTATAGTGTTTAATTATTTATATATTTTTCGATTTAATAATACAATACATACACGTCACATTCGGGAGAATATGTAAAAAAAACAGATGAATATACACACTCATCTTTTGTGCGCGTGCTTTCCATACTAAAAATGTTTGTTTATCACTATCATCTAAATCCCATAATCTCATTTGATCTTCCAGAAGAAGCATGGAAAAAAGAAACCAACTTTCATTCATAAAAAAAGAGGCGATACTAACCGTGCTCGAAATCCAATAGATATGTCGATAAGTATCTGTATATTTATAAGCATCCACAAAAGTAGCGTTGTAAATAGTTAAAGTGGCAACGGACATATCTGCGATTTTTATGAGATCCATTTTTTTGGGAGATTTCCAATATGCTACCGATGTCACGGTTAATAAGGCTAATAAGACACTTAGACGATAATGTTCATACATGTAACAAACGAGAGAATCCATTGCAAAAAAGGGAATAGAAAAAAAGGCAATTTTAGAAATAGGTGGCGGTATTCGGTTTTCATGATTAAACATTTCTTTCTTTTTTTCGAAAAAAATATTTATGTTCTTTTCCTTTTTCATAAATGTAAAATAAAAACAAAATAAATATTGCGAGAGAATAAGAGTAAGACAGTAAAAGTATGCGACAGTTATTCGATATTCTTATAATAAATAAAATAAATTCCTTCTTTACCAATCCATGGATATCTACTATAATAGTCTGTAGTTTCAGTTATATATATAATTATAGTAATTTCTCTCCAGAAATAATGAAAAAATCGATATTATCCTTCATAGATTATTTTATCCGAAAAAATAAAGTAATCATTGAAGGAAGTCGAACTCAAGTAATGGGTAATTTCAACGATTATATGGTAGAATCTTATTCGAATCGATTCAATGCTATTTGGTTTTATATTATTGAAAATATTAAAGATAATAATTCGATTCATCAAATGAGAGAAATGACAAATGTTAAACAACCCAATGGAAAAAAAACGGATATTTTTATTGTCTCTCAAACCGATAGATTTATTATTGATGAATCTTTGCAAATATATGGATATAATACAATTGATTCCGAAACTAGTAAAGATGAAAAGTCAACAAGTAATATTCGTGTGAAAAGTGAAAAAATAGAAATCACCTTATATTCTTATATTTCTTCTTTGAATAAGATTGAAATGTTTATTGATAATATAACAAATACATATTTAGAATCCATTAAAGATCTACGTAAAAACCAATTATTTTATTATATTCAAAACGATATTACGGTAGAAGATAAATCAGTATATAATTGTTTTAAAGAAATTCGTTTTGAAAGTTCTCGAACGTTTGACAATTTATTTTTTCCAGAAAAGAGAGAAATAATGGATAAAATCGATTTTTTTTTAAATAATCGAGAATGGTATGAAAAAATGGGTATTCCATATACGTTAGGTGTTGGTATTCATGGACCGCCAGGAACTGGAAAAACATCTTTTTTTAAAGCATTGGCGAATTATACAGGACGACATATTGTCAGTTTATCTTTCAAATTAAATACCAAGAAAAAACAATTACAAGATTTTTATTTTGAAACAAGGTATAATTATAATAATCAAGATAATGATATTGGATTTAATAAAAAAATCATTATTTTCGAAGATTTAGATTGTGCGGGAGATATTTTCTTGGATCGAAATATTAAAAAAAAAAAGTTAGAAGAGAAAAAAAAACAAGAAGTAGATAACATAAACGCAACACAAATTCTCTCGAATATTGCACAAAGTCTAGAAAAACCAGAAATGGGTCCCTTGCAAAAATTCAACGAAGATCCGATTACCTTGGATGATATTTTGAATTTATGGGATGGATTACATGAAACACCTGGGCGAATTATTGCGATTAGTAGTAATCATTATGATACTTTAGATCCAGCACTCATTCGTCCAGGAAGAATTGATATTACAATGGAAATGAAATTAGTAAATCGAGAGACATTCCAAGAAATGTATCGACATTTCTTTGGGTTTGATATCGTAAAAGAAGATTTAGCTCAATTCCGTGAGAATACCTATTCTCCCGCTGAAATGGTAAATATGTATATTTCTTCCAAAAAAGATCCAGCATTGTTTATGTCTTCTATCGTATTATCAAAAAATAGTGTATAAATATACGGGAACCAGGATCCAAATACTACTGATTCCGTAATAGACGAATCGATTTTGCATCGACGATTTTTCCAAAATATTCTCTCGAATCATAGGATCTGTATGATATTCATAGATTAATGTCAAAAAATAGAGAGAACAACTAATAATTTCTAAAAATAATATCGGTTTTATCCATACTGGATAATAAAAAATAATAAAAATAAGAAGAAAAGCATAGAATGCATTTAGAAGTTCAAAGGTCCATACATAATGTTTGAAAATATAACGCGAATCTACTCTACAATATTCATTCCAAGTGGCAAGAACGGAAGAATTCCATTTCGGTATATTGTCTAAACGCAATAAATATCGATTCTGAAAACAATATATCTCGTATATTCCAATAAAAATATTGAAAATCACCCATATCCAGAGTAAAAATATTTCGTTTTTCATGTATAATTTATGATTATATATGAAATTTGTTCAATGATATAAATATTATTTGTATATTAACTATAATATAATATAATATGGATATTGAAAATATAAAAAAACAGATAGACGATATAATTGAAAATAGACCGAGTAAAGATGTTTTTGAAAAATGTTTGATGGATTTAATTACGGAGAAAACGAAAATAATTCCAAATGAAGAAAATAAAAAATTAATAGAGGAAATGGATAAAGTCATGGAAAGTATTCAAATCTATTTAAGTGTTGCTTCCAAATAAATATAATTATAAATAGTAAAATAACATAATAGAATGTCAACACGAGGAATTAAATATAATGGCACTAACTACTTACGTTTATTTCATCCTAACGATTGGAAACTAAAATCACTAGAAGATAATATCTATTTTACGATTCGAGATATTTTTCAAAATATCGACGATTTTCAGTTTGCAATGGAAGCAAATATGTTTAATGATAAACTTACGAATGGTATTGTTTATGAAGAAAGAACCAGTGACTTTATATATTCCAATGTTTTGAACGAAGATTTTTCTTTTGTTTATAAATTATTGCAATGGTTATCTTATATTTGCGAATATTATTTTGATTTTGAGGAAGTAGTGGATGAAACAATCGATCTAGATAAATATATTCTTTTTGATGAATGGACCTCTCAATTCGACATTCTAAAAAAGTTGCTTGATAAAAAATTGACGGATTTTAAATTTTAATACAAACTAATATATACACTAACAAATCATAATAACAAAATGAATGCATCTAGTATTGAAAAAATGACGAACCATATATCCAATAGTTGGATTCTTGGTTGTTCCATTTTACACCATTTCGCATCGAAGATGCGAAACCGGTGCACTTTTGCTCATTCAAAACGCCCTCGGTGAGGGTGTTTTGAATGAGCAAAAGGTGTAAGTTGTGGAATTCTTACTTGTGCATATTTAAATGGTATAAGCAATATACCAATGATGTATACGAAACGCAAAAAAAGATTGGAACTTCAAAACCCAATGACAATGGGATTCGTATGTGAAAAAATAAAAAAGGAAGATAAATTGATATCGTATTATTGGAATATTTATAAAGTTGTATTTATCACGGGAATGACTGGATTATCTGTGATTACGTTGAGAGCAATGAATAATAAAAATAATTGAAAGGATGAACATAAATATTCATATTAAATCATTTTTTTTACATTCTTTTACAATTTCGTTTATCAAACTATATTCGTTTGGAAAATCTTCTATATTTATACGAATAAAAATATTTTTATCGATAGAATACCAATCATTTTCGTCATAACTATCAATATCTATGATTATTTTACCAATGGAAATTTCTACTTTATCGGTATATGTATCGATACAAATAAATTTTGTATTATTTATTTTAAGGTAATTTTTTAGATCAAAATCCGTATTTTCAACCATTTCAATGTCCATTTGTTGTAAGAAATCATATGTTTCTGCAAATTCTTTAACAATCTTATTTAAATCCATTGTAATAATGAATATATAAAAATACATTTATATATAGATCTATCATACATTATCAATTCGGCACAAATAAAAAATCAGGTCCATAATAATGTGAAACATCATATCCTAATTCCAATATATTTTTAAATAGACTTTTAGTATAATTTATATCGACAACACCATTATGGTTCTTCCATACCTCCATAACAATAACTGGTCTACATTTTTTTATTGTATTAATAGCACCATCAATGACTAATGTTTCATAACCTTCTACATCAATTTTTATAAAATCTAATTTATCTAATTGTAATAAATCGATAGTTGTTAATTCAACCTCAATATTTGTATTAGTGAAATTTATCCAATCTGGTTTTCCCATTGGATTATTTTTTAATCCAGATCCACCTGGGTTATCTTCTGGAATCCAACAATATTGGGTCACCCCTTCTTTATCCGCAACACCTTTTTTGTAAATAATTGCATTATTAATATTATTTAATTTAATATTTTGATCTAATATTTCGTATGTTTTCGGCATAGGTTCAAAACCATAAATTGTATTACATAAAGATGCTAATGGTATAGTATGAGTGCCTATATGACAACCACATTCTATTACAATACTATCTTTATTAACATATTTTTTAAATATATCATGCATATGAGGTTCCCAAATATGATTGTTTCTTATATAATTTGATATAAAGCAATTATCTAAGATGTAGAATTTAAAAATTTTATTTAAAATAGTAAGCTCAAAATAATTGCTCATATATATAATATAATATCCGTTTTTATTATATTATGTTTGCAATAATATATTTTTATGGAATGAATCCAACAAAATCTGGGATGATTTGTTTATCTCCCGCGACTCTCGAAATATGAAAATGAATCTTATATTTAGGATTTGAAATACTATTTATCGTTTTTTGGGTATGGATTAGAATAATACTATCTTTCTCGTAAATGGGACAAGAAAATAAATCTCCCATACAATAACTTTGTAGTTTATCCAATTTTTGTCGGGTCCATAGTATGGTATAAACCTCTCTCTTCTGAGTCCATGATATTATATGAGACTGTGGTTCATAAAATATCTGTTTAATTTCATCCATATACTCTTCATCTTCTACGATATTTCCTGAAGTATCTACCAAAATAATTTTGAGATTATGGGTGTATGCAGGTGGCATTTATATAATAATAGCATTTTACATTTATATATAAATGTAAATACTATAAAAGATATAATGATACTTTACAATAAAACCATATTGTTACCAAATCTAAAAGCATTATATGAGTTATTAAACAATAATGACGATCCAAGTTTATATACATGTAAATGTATTTATGGAGATCGTTTCGCAATAAAACATTATATGGAGAATGGAAAACATAGTATTCAATTATGGAAAACCAAATCGGTCTTTGATTATTGGTATGATCCATATAGTAGTAGAAATTTCATTGCATGTATGGATTATACGATACATGACATATTTATTAAAATCGATTACATAGGCATAAATGACGATGATCCCCAGCATACGTATAAGCATAAAAATGCACTAGATGAAAATGACGCGGAAGATGTGATCCAACATTTGGTGAATTTCGTGAAAATAATCGCAACCAACGAAAATAAATTAAAAATTACGATGGATGTGCATGAAAATTTAAGATTATATATGAAATATTATTATTATAACGGGTTTAAAACGACAGATAATAAATGCAAGGATAATCCATTTTGGATAGAAACGGAACTTATTTTATAACACCATGTATGAATGAATATATACATTTTTATTTATTATGTAAAAATGAATATAGATACCGTAAGAAAAATAGTATGTATTTATTTCACACCATTTCCATATGAATTTTACGACGAAGCGAATCGAGTAAGTAATTTTGCACAATCCGGGATTGGATCTAGGTTAATAGAAGCTCAACGAGATTTTTGGGTTTCGAATGGTTCTCTACTTTTTATTATTTACTATAAAAACCATCCTAATTTTTTCTATATAAATTCTTGTGTTTTTGGTTTTTGTAGTATTTTATATATAATGTCGTTTTCCAAAGTATGGCATTTAATCAAATATATATAAAACAAAACCGTTTACATAATAATATAAAATAAAAATGCAAATTATTATGCAAAATGCGGGTCGTGTATTAATAAAAAAACATAATCGTAAAGTAAATGTAGAGAATGGTGATGTTATTCAGTATCAAGGAATATATTATAAAGAAATCAACGAAATTCAAAAATATGCACCTATACAGACAATGTTTGTAGGAATAGTATGTGAATATAGAGCGGATACAAGTGGTATTACTGGTATTTATGTGGAACCACTTTATATACACGATGCGATTCAGAATCAATGGAAAAAAATCATGAATTATGAAATACCAACCACCCATTATTTTTCGTATCCTCATTTATTAATGTTACCTGGAAAAGAATATCGACACTTGCCTCTTTATTTTTTACATACATGTAAGAACGTGAATTTACATGATTTTTACCATTTCACAGAAGAATTTTATTTGTAAGATTCTCTATCTATACTATATTAGATATGCCTACTAAAAAAAAAAGATCCATCATAAATAGAACCACCCAAAAATCGCTTGACAGTTTGAAAAAATACGTGAACCATTTTGATTGGGTGCCAATTCCAACTACGAGAGAATATAAGAGTTTGGTTTCTCCCGTAGAAATAGAGGATAATAATATATTTATTTATTTTTTCAAACGGTTTTTAATGCAACCATATATTCGTAAACATTTTATTCATAAATATCGTCCAGAAATAGATTATTCTTTAGTAAAATTAGATTATCAGGATCCCCATTTCTCTCAAAAAGTAAAATATATCGAGAGAAAAATGAAAGTGAAGAACGAAGATTATATTATTGATATTGCCACACAATTGAAAGAAGGAGGTGGAGGACATTGGACATCGTTAAAAAGAGAGAAAGGACGTTTAGAATACATGGATTCCGATCCTTTTTATTACGGTAGTGGGTCGAATACATTCTATAAATTAGTGAAAAATCTCCCAAATCCAGTAGAAATATATGGAGATACAAATAAAAACCGAACGCAATTTCGTGCAAAAAAAAGTATCCAGAATTTACATAAACGAGATACTTTTTGTCAATCCTGGAGTTTGTTTTTCTTGACGATTTCAAATATATATCCGGATATTACAGAGAGAATTCGTTTTCAACAAAAAATTCCTATACTCCATCAAGATATAGATGGTCAATATAAAAACTTTCCGGATTTTTTCCATAATTTTCTTTTTTTACTGGATGTTTGGATAGCTATGATACGGGATGATACGGAAATTGAGAGAATCGTGCAAGATTCCCAATGGGATAATTGGAATGCAAGTAATATAGTAGAGAAACTAGAAGAAATGAAAACGACATTTTTGAAAAACGAAAAAAAAATGAAAACAAATATGGAAATGCAAAATAATTTGTTTTGTTTACATAAGGGTGCTATTTCAAGTTATATGATTAAAAGGAAAATATAAACGTTATTTAGTAAAAGATATATAATGAGAATATTTCTATTGAATATTTGGAAAAGGATATCTTATCTTTTTTTACCGGAACCGAAAAAAATATTAGGACGTTGGAATATGGAAATATGTGATAAAAAAATAAATCGAAAAATCGATTTTTCAAATGAAGATCATTGTGGACCTTGTGGTAATACAGAAAACAAAACAAAATAATGCTATTTTATGGATTATTATTCATTAAAAGGTTTAATATTTTATGGGTTGTATATAATAAACTATCTTCGTCGTAAATAGGATACCATACATTTTGTTTTATAATACTTATTAATTCTTCATTGGTAATCGGTGTGTAATCCGAATCCATCATAAAATAAATAATTTTGTTTTGTATGGTTGGAAATTTATCTATAATTTCGTTCATTTCTATGATTTGTGTTACCGATTTAATGGTTTCTTTAGAAATACAAATGAATATATATTTCGTTTTTTCAATAAATGCTTGCATATATTTGGATATTTCGCTAATGGAAAAATCTTTTCTACTTTGAATCATGAGAGAACTATCTATCACTTTAAAATTCATGTTTTGTAATGTTTCCATCATTCTCTCCATAAATTCGGTTTTATTTGGATAAGAGAGATAAATGTCTATTTCTGTGTCGGTGATAAAAGAAGAAGATGCGCCCATTTTTCATATGTGTCTTTGTTGTTTTTCTGTTTTTTTGGTATATTGATCAATTTTTTACAAATAATGAAAGGAGCAAAGAATCATTTTTCTTTCCTACTAAAAAATTGATATTTTTTAAAAAAAAGAATAGAAAGCAATTTGCTATCAAGCATATATATTTAAACTGACTTTTTAACTTTAACTATGACACAATATACTGCCGAACAGATTTGGGAACTAAGATTTAACGCCGCGCTAGATAGATTCAGTGATGATGAGAATGAAATGGAAATTCCAGCATTCGAAGAAAAACCAGTATCTCTTCTTCTTCGTTATTTAGAAGAAAAAAGATTCGAAATGTGCAAACAACATTATCAAGGAATGGAAGATTATATGGATATTCCAGATATGCAGGTGTGGTTGAAATTGAAGAATGAAATCATTCACTTTCCCAAAACAACATTAAAAAGTCCATTCGAATATTATGAGATAGAGGATTATTACGAGATAGATGAGGATGAATTCCGTTATAAATGCTTTAAAGATAAATGGTTAAGTAGTAGACGCCGTAGTGATAGTTTTTAGATTTTTGTAATATTAATTAAATTAATAAAAAGGTAAATCCTTTTTTTATGAAAAAATTGAAATTTTCTTTTTTATTTAGATTCCTAACAAAAAAGAAGAGAGAATGAGTGCATTTATTTATTTAAAAACCGATACTATTCGTTACCAAGGAAAAGAAGTATATTACCGAAAACCAATAAATACCGAATTACACCAAGCAACGGAGTATAACGACCATTATGTATATTATTACAAACAGACCGTGAATAACGGACCACTGGTCTTCTTAGGAAAATTTGTAGAATTACGAAAATATCGTAGTGATTCTTATTTTGATGATCATGATTATCCCATTATTGTATTTGAAAAGGATTTCGTTTACGAAACGAAAAAAGAGAATATCTATTGCAAAGGTATTCCGGACTCCGATGAAAATATGATATTGATAGACAATATGAATTATGAAGGATTCCCAGTATATTATCAAAAATAAAAATATAAATATAAAAAATAACAAATTTTTTTATGGATGTCTTATATAGAAATGGTATACAAGATCACCAAGTATACTTACAAACAAGCCAAAAAATATGGCGTTACTGTAGTCCCTTCCCAAAATAAAACGAAAAAGATCGATGTATATAAACACGGTAAACGAGTAGCAAGTGTAGGCGCATATGGAATGAATGATTTTCCTACCTTTTGGTTGAAAAAAGGAGAGAAATTCGCAAAAACCAGACGTCGATTATATCGTATACGGCATGAAAAAGACCGACATATTAAAGGCACGAATGGCTGGTATGCGGATAAATTATTATGGTAAATAAAGAAAAATTGAAAAGAAAATAAGGAAAAGAAGATAAGATATATAAGAATAAAAATGAATCTTTTACCACCGGAACCTCCCAAAGAAACGGAAGAATTAAATGGAACTTTTAAATATATAAAATCGGTTTCCGACCAAAAAATGTTTTCTACCGCATATAAAGCAATTACACAAACAGAAACATGGGATTATATTAAAAAAATGGAATCTTGTTTCGGTCCAGAATCAGATTGTATATATAATAAAATAGAAGAATTAGGATACGAAGGTCATTCTGGATGTTCTTTTATGTGCACCTTGAGTGAAATGCAATTTATAGCAAAATATGGAGAGCAAAAATTCAAAGATAGATATGACGAATATGAAAAAAGAGCATCGACGGATCGACAAATACAAGAAAGACGTAGGATTATTACAGAATTAGCAAACGAAAACGAAAATTAAATCATAAAACGGGAGAATAAATTGCAAAATCTGGATAGTCTCTCGAATGGTTTAGAAGTGAATCATATGCAAAAATAGAAAAAAAATATTCCCATTCATTATTTTCACCGATATTTCGATATCCTAACACCATTCTTTTTTTCTCTCCAAGAATCACACTCCAACTATTGTTACTCATATTCCATTTTTTCGGAATTTTTTCAAGTATAGAATATCGATGATCTTCTCTCGAAAAAGGAGAGATAATATTCATTTTGTTTTCTCTCCAAAGAAAACGTCGATCATATTCTAAAATAGTTCGAATCAATTCATCTGGTAAATGAGAGAATACCGAAAGGATGCCTTGCATTCTCTTTACACCATTTTATTTTTTATATGAAAAATATAAAAAATAATAAAATTGCACTAGTTCGGGCTCGAACCGAAGACCTTTGGCTCA